AGTAGCTGCGGTAGCGGCTACGGCTGCTGTCGCTGCCATTGCAGATGTTGCGGCAACCGCTAGTGTAGCTGAAGTAGCTGAGGTCGCTAAGGTAGCCGCTGTGGCCGCTGTAGCTGATGTGTCAGGAATTGAAACTGCTGTGACTGAAGGTGTTGGTCTTTTAGGTGGTGCTATTGAAGGAGGCTTTGAAGGGTTAGGTGGTGCATTGAGCGAAGGCATCTCAGGACTAGGCGGCGCACTTGGTGGTCTACTTGGTGGCATAGGTGGTAGCTTATCTGCACAACAAGCAGAGTCATCAGACGCTGCACGTAGAATGGCACTTTCGACTAGAACAACGGATAGTTTATTCTCAGACTTTGAAGGCTTTAAGACTAAGATAGGCGCAAATGAAGAAATGGTTAAACTAATACAGAGGAAAAGAAGATGACCTATCTACAACTAGTAAACAGTGTACTGCGTAGGTTACGAGAAGACCAAGTAGCAACTGTAGATCAAAACAGCTATTCGTTGTTGATTGGTGAGCTTGTAAACGAAGCAAAGGAAACTGTTGAAAACGCATGGGACTGGACAGGTCTTCGGACTACTATTGTTGTACCTACAGTAGCGTCTACGTCTACCTATACTATTGCTGACTCACAGAATAAACTAAAGATACTAGACGTTATTAACGATACTGCCAATTGCTTTATGACTGAGCGCGGCACTAGTTGGATGCGTAACTTGTTCCTCAATAACAACGCTCCTGAAGGTCAACCACAGTATTACAACCTCAAGACTTTAGACGCTAACGGTGATAATGTCTTTCAAGTTTATCCCGTACCGGACAAAGAATACGACTTAAACTTCAGTGTCGTTAAGCGTACTCCTTACTTCACTGCTGATGAAGATAAGCTTAAAGTCGCCACTAATGCTGTCGTCCTATATGCCGCTGCATTGGCCTCAAGAGAACGAGGAGAGACAGGCGGCACTGCGGCAGCGGAACAGTTTGCTTTAGCCGACAGAGCGTTGTCAGACGCTATTGCTTATGATGCTGCTCAACATCCTAATGAAACTATTTGGACATCCGTATAATGGCTGCACAATTACAGAACATAACTATCTCAGCACCGGGATTTTTGGGTATCAATACTCAAGATTCTCCTATTGGCTTAGACCCTGCTTATGCTTCTATTGCTGACAACTGTGTTATTGATCAGCTAGGTAGAGTAGGGGCTAGACAAGGCTACAAAGAAGTTACGACTAACGGTGCTGCTGTTTTAGGCACTAGTCGTGGCATTGAAGCAGTAGCTGAGTTCATTGATCGTAACAATGTAACAACTGTATTCTCAGCGGGTAACCTTAAAATCTTTACTGGCACCACTACTTTAACTGAGTGTACGCTTCCTGTTGGTTATAATATCTTAGATAATAACTGGAAGATTGTTTCATTTAATAACGATGTCTACTTCTTCCAGAAAAGCCATGCTCCTTTAGAAAGTGTTGCAGGATCATCAACGCTTACTTTGTTGACTTCTTCAGGTGCAAATACTCCGCCACAAGGAAATGAAGTATTAGCTGCTTATGGTCGTTTATGGACTTGTGATTTAAGCTCTAATAAATATACTGTTTACTGGAGTTCTTTACTAGCAGGCAATGACTGGCATGGCGGTAGTTCGGGCTCTGTAGATTTAACTACTGTGTGGCCTAATGGTTATGACGAAGTAGTTGCACTTGCAGAGCATAACAACTTCCTGTTGGTGTTTGGTAAGAAAAACATTATTGTTTACTCAGGTGCTCAAAGCCCTAGCTCAGACCTGACACTACACGACACTATTGAAGGTACAGGATGTATTGCTAGAGACTCTATACAATCCACAGGTACAGACCTAATCTTCCTGTCCAGCCGTGGTGTGATGTCTTTGGGTCGTCTACTACAGCAGAAGTCTTTACCACTAGGCGACATTAGCAAGAACGTGCGTACAGACCTGCTAAACTTTGTAGCGATTGAAGCACACTCTAACGGCCACAGAGAGGCTATTAAAGCTATCTACAGCCCAATACACGCTTTCTACTTGTTGACATTTCCCGAAAGCAAGGTTGTGTATTGTTTTGATGTTAGACAGCCGTTGGAGAACGGGTCTTTCCGTGTCACTACTTGGTCATCTTTAGAGCCTACAGCTTTCTTTATGTTTGCTGATGACTCTATGTATATGGGACATGACGAAGGTCTTGTAAAGTATGAAGGGTATCTTGACGGTAACGTACAGTATCAGCTACGTTACTTTAGTAATGCTAATGACTTCCAAAGCCCTGCTAACTTAAAGTTCTTAAAGAAGTTCAACCTGACTATTATTGGTGGTCAGAACACACCAACTACTCTTAATTGGGGCTATGATTATACCTCCACTTATACTAAGCAAGAGTTTACTTTTGGTTCTAGTAATATAGCAGAGTTTGGTATTTCAGAGTACAACACAGACGCAGAGTACACAGCGTCTATTGCCATACAAACACCAAAAGTAAACGGAACCGGCAGTGGCTCTGTCGTAACCATTGGCATTGAAGCTGAGATTAACAATGCTGCCTTTTCTATTCAAAAAATTGACATACTTGCTCTTACAGGGAGACTTATCTAATGCCAGCATCAGATTATATTATACCAGAAACTATGAATCCCGCAGGACAAGCAGTGAGTGGTGCTACACCTACAGCAGCTCAAGTTGCAGCGGGAACTACTCCAGCAGCATCCAGCGGCTTTGACTTAGGTGGCTTACTAGGTGGTGCAGCGCAGCTTGGTTCTACCTTTTATCAAAACAAAGAAAACCTTGACAGACTACGACAGCTAGGCATTGTAGGTCAAGCGGAAGCTACCCGTGTAGGCCAAGAGGCTTTAGGTGCTTCCTCGTTTAAACCTTTCTCTGTCACTACTGGTGCTGGTACTACAACTACTACACCCACAGGTGGCTTTGACTTAGGTCTATCTCCTGAGCAAGCAGCTATGCAAGCACAGTTGACACAACAGGCCGGTGGTTTGTTTGGTGGCATTACTGGAGATGCTGGTCAAGCTGGCCAAGACATCTATAACCAGATTAGAGCTATTCAAGACCCTGAAGAGCAACGTGCTCAGCTACGTCTAAACGAAGAGTTGTTTGCCCGTGGTCGTGGTGGTGTATCCTCTGCACAGTATGGTGGTCAAAGTGCTGAACAGTTTGGTTTTAATCAAGCACAGCAGGAAGCCATGAATAAAGCAGCTTTCCAAGCCCGCACAATGGCGTTAGGTGAGCAACAGCAGATGCTAGGTTTGGGACAGGGCCTCTTAGGCCAAGCATACGTCCCACAGCAGCAGCAGCTTGATGCCCTTACCGCTGGTACTAATATTGCCAACATCGCAGGCACAGGCGCTCGTACAGGCGCTACGTTGCAGTCTCAGTTAGGTAGTGCAGGTATTGAAGCTTTGTTGCAAGCAAACCAGATGGCAGCAACAGCAGAAGCGGCTAGAGACCAGAGCTACAGCAACCTTTTGTTAGGTAGTGGTCAAGGGGCCAACGCAACGGCTGGCTTATTGACAGGTGGTGACAACAGTGCATTGCTCGCGTCTTTAGGCTTTGGAGAAGACAACCCTACTCCTGACTGGATTAAAGGCATTGGCAACAGCGCAAAAGGCTACTTTGCCTCACTATTTAACTAAGGAGAACAACAATGGCTATTGATTATACAGGTATGTTTACAGGTAAGAGACCTGATCCTTCTGCTGGCGTTGCTGGCATGCCTAGAGATTTGTTAGGTCAGACTTTGCAAGGTATTCAGCAAGGTGAGCAACGTGCTCGTCAGGGTCTTGGTAGTTTATTTAATATAGACTTAAGCAGTCCCGCTGAAAAAGCAAAAAAAGAACTTTCTGGTCTTGATATTAACAGTCCTGACTACAAAGCACGCATGTTAGAAATTATTAATAAAGCTGACCCTTTAGCTGCGGCTGCCTTACGCTCTTCAAACGGTGCCGGTAACGCAAACATCGGCAAGATTAACCCTCAAACTTACTCAGCTAAGAGCATACAAGAGTTTAACCGTCACTTTCAACAAACAGGACAACAAGATTATTCTCTATTAAAAGAAATAGATCAAGTATCCGAAGCATTTAAAGTAGGACAGATGACTGACATAAGAGCAGGTATGAAAAAAAGGTCTGAAAGCCTCATGTCTGCTGCTAATATTAAAATTAAAACAAACACAATGAAAGAACTATTAGACAGTGGTTTAACTACTGGCACATTAGCGGGTTTAAGTAAATCAGCTAAGGGTTTTGCACAGTCTTTATTTCCAGACGTAGAGTTTAAAGGTTTAAAAGAAGCAGAGGTTTTCAACGCGCTTGGGAGTCAGTTAGCGTTGCTTGTGAGAAACCCTGCTTCAGACATGGGCCTTCCCGGAGCTACCTCTAATAAAGACTTGGCGTTTCTGATCGACACAGTTCCCGGACTTTCAAAATCAGTCGAGGGTAACAAACTGCTTTTGGAGGTCTATGACAAACAGTTTGAATTTAAAAAAAATGTCGCTTCAGAACAAGCTCGCTTAATGAAAGAAAACAACGGTGTGCCTCCTATAGATATGGAAGAAAGACTCACGGCCTATGCTATCAGTTTAGACGTATTAGGTGATGACCTTAGAAACAGGCTTCAAACAAAAGCAGAAAGTGAGGATTTGACTTATGACGAAAAAGAGTTTGAAAGGTTGTTAGCGTTAGATGCAGAAACTGTTGAATCTACAGGTACTTCACGAAGACAACGCCGCGCAAACTAAGGAGGTTATAAATGTCATTAGTAGAACAAGAAACACTAGAAGACGTAACTGGATGGCTTTTACAAAACAAGGCACTGGCTAAAAGCCCTGAATACAGGCAAAAAGCCAGTCTTTATATGACTTTAAAAACAGAGAAGCCGAAAGAAGGCGAATCCGTAGAGGATTTAAGCGTGTGGCTTAGATCAAATAAAGACAAAAGAAGCACTAGCGAGTATAAAAGTAAAGCTATTCAATACATGGGTTTAAAAAAGGAAGCAGGTACCAATGTTACAGGCACAGACGCTTTTGCTCGTGGTGTGGTTCAAGGGGCTACCTTTGAGTTTTATGACGAGGCAAAAGCAGCAGCTTTAGCCGCTGCGGACTACTTAACGGATAACCCTAGCGATCAAAGTTTTTCTCAGCTTTACGGAACACGTAAGAAAAAAGAAGACGAGCTACTTAGCGCTTACAAAGAAAAAGAGTCTGGTTCGTATCTTAGTGGACAAATATCAGGTTCTGTAGCAACTCTTCCTTTAGGTGGTTTGTTTGGGAAAGCAGGTCAGGTTCTTTTTGGTGTTGGAGGTAGAGGCGCAACTGCTGGAGGTACTGCGGTTAGAGCGGGAACTGCTGGAGCTGCTCAAGCAGGTTTAGCTGGTTTTGGCGCAGGAGAAGACTTGGAATCTCGTTTTATTTCCGCTGCTACAGGTGTAGGTATTGGCGGCGTATTGGGAGGAAGTTTAGGAGCAGGCGGTTACAAACTCGCAGAAAAAATTGCAAACTCTTCTAACGGTCTTGTAGCTAGAGCTGCTGGTTTAGGTGCAGCCCCAAAAAGCACAATAGCTGTGACTGAAGAGTTAGAACCTCAACTTGTCAGGGTCGCTCAACAAGCAGCCGCTTCTCGTAACGCAGCATATACTGGTTGGAGAGATAAATTAAACGCCGCTGTAGGTTCTTCAAAGACTAAGTTTTTTAAAGACGAAGGAGAAGACGGTGCTTATCAGGTTATTCCAACGGGTGCTATTAAAAGCCTTGTAAACGGTATGCAGTCGCTAGTTACTGATCAGAAAAACATAAATGGTATCTTACAGGAAGGGAAAAACGTCACTGTAGACACTTATCGTAATTTATATAAAACAGCTTGGGATTTACAAAAACAACTCCCACCAAACAAAGGAGTACCTTTTGCTAAGAAACTAAAAGATTTAGAAGGTTTTGAATACAGACATTTGGACAGTCTTTTTCCTAGTTCTAAGGTAGGAACAGCACGTAAAGCTTTAGATACCTCTGTGAGAAACTTCGAAACAGGTCAGTTACTGAATGAACA